GATCGATTTCCTGTTTCATTTCTGCTACAGCAGATTCTTTCAGGATACCGTTATCCCATACCCATTCTTTGCCTTCCATAATACCAGCGACAAAAGCGTCGGGAGCAGAAGGATCTGCTACAATATCAGCAGCAGTGGCAAGCATGAAGTCGTCTTGAACAACGTTGCATCTTTCTTCTTTACGGATGGAACCCATACCTCTAGAAGAAACACCAAGTTTTACACCTTCGTCGAGAAGGTTCTTGGCAATCTTGCCCATGGGAGTGTCAAGGATTTTCGCTCTGCCGATGAAGTTATTTCCATCTTCTTTGAGCGACATGATTTTGTGGGAGACTCTATCTAAGTTGATAGAGGGACCGTCTGGATGACCGAGTTCACCCAATGCACGACCAGACTTAATGTAAGCCTCATCGTATTTAGCAACTTCACGCTCAAGAACTTTTTTAGGATACATGCGACCATTACGGTTCTGCAGTTCTGCTTGTAAGAAGATACCTTCAATGAAGTAGTTCTTCTTCCCGTCCTCAGTTGCTTCGCAGAGGAAGTCTACTTGAGTGATTTCTTCAGCTATCAGTTTCATCGGTTTCAGGTTGTTCGGGTTGTTCTTCGGCAGTTGCCTCGGGAGCGGGGACTTCTACTACTTCACTATCAAGGTTGTCAGGTAGTTCTGCAGCAACATCAAATCCCATCTGTTGAGCAAAAGCAATCTTTTGCTTTTGAATAGCATCATATGTTGCAGAAGCAAGGGCATCGTTCATAGAATCGATTGCTGCTGCTTTTTCGTCACTATACACTTGTTGGACGATTTGTTTAGCAATATCACTAGGCATAATATGTTCCCACTGTAGTATTATTTAGTCTATTTAGATTTCACCCCTGCGGACATCTGCAGGTTCAACTGCGGATTCGTTAGGTGCTACTTCTGCCGCTGGTGCTCCCCCACCTTCATTGCCAGCAGCCATAGCGGGATCCATTTCCGCTGCAGGATCAGCAATAATACCAGATTCCATCTCAGATTCAATTTGTTTGTCAATCTCTTCGATCTCCTGCTCGGTTTGCTTGAGAACTTGACGACGCATATATTCGACAGAGAAATACTTACCGACATATGGATCCATAACATTGACCTGATTCATACGCTCGTTACGAATCTCGATCTCTTTCAGTTCAGTGAAGTAGTTATCCGCAACATAATCAAACTGAACATGGTTCTTCATTTCTTCCCATTCTTCCAGTGTGAGTACACCTTTCAGAATAAGTTGAGTTTTCAGAAGATCCGTGAACAGTTCAGAGAAACGCTTACGGAGACGTGCAATGAACTTCTGGAACTTAACCTCGTCACGAGTAATCTCAGCAGCACGACCAATGTTGAAAGTCGTCTCTGTTTCTAAACGTGAACCAGGTACGTTGAGTGCCTTGTACAGTTTCTTCTGGAAATACTTAACGTCTTCCAGTTCGCCAAGGTTTTGTCCACCAGGAAGTGTGGAGATTTCTGTACCTCTACCGCCTTCACGACGAGGGAGCCAGAAGTCTTCCAACATGGACATGAACTTTTTATCATCCTTGATCTCGCCAGTGTTAGCATCATAGACCATCTTGTTTCTATAACGACTCATAACTTCACGGAGATATTGTTCCGCTTTGTTCTTGGGGAGATTACCAACGTCAATGTAGAAAATACGACGCTCTGGTGCTCTACTCAAACGGTAGATAACCAAGGAGTCTTCGATCATTCTTAGTTGGTTGACTGCCTTAATCGCCTTATGCAGGTGACTAAGAGTCATGTTTTTATTCAGGTCTTGAATACCTGAGTGACAATAGCAAACAGAATCAGTGGTAATTTTCATACCCTGATTAGTAGAGTTCTTCAAACCCTTGGGGTTGTAAAGAAAATACTCTGCTGCTTTCTGTGTAAGTTGAGTATTGATATCAACGCCACGCAGTTGCTCGGGGCGCTTCTGTTCGTACTCAGTTACCTTACGAATCTTGCGAGGATCGATATAGCGAAGTTCTGCAAGACCACCACGAGGATTTTGGGGATCGATTACTTTATGGTAGAAGAGTCTTCCATCGACATACCATCTACGGAAGATTTCATACGCACGATTTTCAAAATCGAGGAGACGAAGAACTTCGTCAAACTCCTCTCTCATAAGTTTTTTGATTTTATCCGACGCCTTCAGGTTGGAAAGTTCCAACTCAACAGGTACATCATCAAAGTTTCCACAAATAGTTTCGTTGACAATATCATCAACAGCACTATCACACTCGGGTTGTAGAACCATCTCCCTATAACGGGAAATTAGTTCATAATCATTACGTACCGTCCCGTCGAAATCGACAGAGTATCCGTAGTATCCGCCACCTACAATAGGTTGCGAACCATCCATGCTATCTTTCTGAACAAAAGAAGGTCCCTTGGGGACCTTCTTCGCTCTTTCAAGTGAAAATCCGAAGAGCTGAGACATTATATTTCTAAGTTGATTGGTCCTGATCTATTTATTAGGTCAGTCGTTTGCTACAATCGGAGTCCAATACTGAGTCTGCAGTTCTACAGTAAACTCTTCGATAGCATCGTTGTTACCGAAGTCCAGATCAATCGCAGCAATATTGCTGGGGAAGACGTTATAGAACTTGTAGGACTTGAGAATCTTGGGAGAGTCACCATCTTTGACATCACGTGCCAACTGATGAACAGTCATATCAGCAAAGTAACCAGTTGCGTCATCAGCATCACCGAGTCCACCTGCTGAGGTGAAGTTCTCGTTGTATGCTTGGATGCTGGATGCCCAGAGTTCAAATGCGCTGCGGAGAACAAAACCACTGTCATTCTGGATAGTAACAGTCCAAGGTTCAAAGGTTCTGTCACCTGCAATCTTCAAGGTGCGACCTCTGAAAGGTACTTCAATCACACCAATCTGAGAGGAGGGAAGATTTGCTGCGCGAACTGTGAACTTACCGAGTTCAATCAGTGCTGCATTGTTAATGACTCCCTGGGGGAAGTTAAGATCTACTTGGAATAGATTAGGACGTGCAAAGTCGCCTGCGACATTTGCTTTAAAATCGTCAATAGTTCCTCTTTTTGCCATTGTTTTTTGCTCAGGTGTCTCTGTCTTTAGTATTTATTACAAACAATATTTTCACGCAAAAAAAGAGACCCCGTAGGGTCTCTCAAGTATGTTATGTATTATCAGTTAGCGACTTCTTGGAATGCAACACCAGATCTGGTTGCAACGAATGTCAGGGTGATGTAGTTAATTGTGCGGGTGGGTTTGACGAAGATTTCTGCGTAGAACTCACCACGGTCAACTGCCTCAGGGGGGTTGTTGGAAGAATCACACTTGACGAGGAAGTCAGTGACACCACGACGACCTTGGACTTCGCGCATGTAAGGTTCAACAATGTTGAGGAACAGTGCTCTCTGCGACTCATCGTTTTGCTCGAAGAGTTGTGACTTAGCAGCACCACTGATTACACGCTCGATGGTGAGGAACAGACGGCGGACGTTGATTCTGTCGAATGCAGAAGCAAATCCTTGTGCAGTCTTGTCACCGAACAGTGTTACACCGTTACCAGGGAAGGAAACGATGGGGTTGATGCGTGCAGAGTACAGGCGGTCACGCTGAGTCTTGTTAGGAGTATATGCAAGTTTGATTGCATTTCTCAGAGTACCACGCTGGAAACCTGCGGGGGAGAACCAAGGTTCTGAAACTTCAGTTGTCTGCAGGCAGAGACCAGCAACGTCACCATTGCAGGGGATGTAGCGATATACATCGTTGTACTTATCGTAGATGTACTTGTAACCAGAGTCAAATACGACGTAAGAAGAACTGGGCAGTTGATCAAAGAAGTTGATCATGTTCGTGGTAACTGTGTTTGCGTTAGAAACACCGATTACGTTAGCGCGGCGAGGCGATACGAACAACATGCAGTCACGACGCTCTTCAACAATGTTCTGCAGTGCAGTAATCTTAGCGATTGCTTCTGCATCACTAGCACCAGAAGGACCAGCAAGAATGTAGTCAATGGTTTGAGACTCAGGATCTTGCAGCAGTTCATATGCAGTAGACAGGTCTGTAGTGGTAACCTGATAGACACCGCCACTGGCAGTATAATCTGCGCCAGAAGTGAGACGATAGTAGTAAGTAGCGTTGTACTTAGAACCAACAGTTGCACGACCAGCAGGATAATCAGTAGTGCCAGTGGTAGAGCGAAGCAGATTGAACTGACGACCAGCAGTCAGACCCCAGTTACCGTCAGCAGCAACAGCAGTTGCATTGAATACGCCAGTCTCATGCTCACCCCAGAAGAGGTATGCAGACTTTTGCTTCAGAACTTCGACATAGTAGTTAGTTTCACCAACAGAAGTCTTAGCATCAGATGCTTTCGAGATGTTCATGAAACGCTCAAGCAGAGCACCAGGAGTACCAGTGATATCACCAGTAACGTCAACAACAATGATGTGCATTTCATCACGGTGACCGCCTGCATCTTGTGCCCACTTGGAAGTGCCAGGGCGGATGCCAGTGTTAACCCACTTGACGCCAGGCAGATACTCACGCTCATCATACTCAGAACGAACCGAAGAAGGTTGAACGGAGTTGGTGTTGGTATCTTGAACAGCACCTGCAGCGTCTGCAGAGAAGTCTATGCTACCCTTGTTCTTAGCGACATACAGACGACGCTCAATACCAGAAGCAGCAATATCGCAGGTATTAGTTCCTTGAGTAACGGTCTGAGCAGCAGCGATGATGCCAGTAACACCACCACCAGGAAGAGAGATTTCCAGTTTCTTGTTAGCAGGATCCCATGCTTCAACAGTAACTACTTCGTTAGAACCAGAAATGCCGATAGTTGTAGAAACGCCAGGGGTGAAGTCACCAACAACATCTTCAACAGTCAGGACGATGCTATACTTGAAGACTTTACCAGTAGCACCAGAAGTAGCAGCAGCCAGGGTTTCGTCTCTTACGAACTCGTGCTCGTTACCTGAACCAGGAGCGGGAAGAACCAGGATTTGATCAGGACCAGCGTCGGTCATGAAGACACCGATAGCATTACCCTTAGAACCAGGAGTCTTTGCTGCCCAAGTCCAAGTGTTGTTTGCAGACTCATAAGTGGTCTCATACTCTTGGAGATTCTTAATCAGAGGAGCAGTACCAGTGTTAACTGCGTTCTTTAGTGCAGTGCTGGTAGCACGGACGGCCTTGAGTACACCACCATAAGAGAGGAATTGAGAAGCAGTATACCAGTACTCGAAGTTATTATCGTTGGGTTTACCAAACACTTCAACGAACTGACGCTCTGTAGAAATATCTACTACTTCTTCTACAGGACCAGATTCAAATGGGCCTGCAATAACACCGACGTTTGCGGTGGATAATGTAGTGATAGCCGTCAGGTCTCTTTCCTGAATGACTACACCTGGCGAAGATTGGTTAACTGCCATTGTTTAAGTCTCCTAGATTGATGTCAACATCGGTTGTCTAGGATTATTTATATTTTTCAATCTTTACCTGAACTCCCACATATATGATTTATCTCCATATTCCGCGACTTGCCATACCTCTCCTTGTGCATCGGCAAAATATTCATCCTCAAGTCCGTCACTGATGAACCCAAATGGAGCCATGTCTTGTTCAATATTCTCTCTTTGATCATCATAGATGCGTTGTCTGACATCATTATCATGCATCTGTTTGAAATATTCTTGCATTGCCATCCATGCAAAGATGACTAGACACATAGCAAGGTCATCATTACATCCGTCTTCTGCGGCAAATGATTGACCCTTAACGATGAATGTAGTTAGTTCTGCAATGGTATCATAATCAGGTATCAACAACTTATCTTCTTCGATAAGTGCTTTGAGGTTAGAACACCCAACCTGCTTCACAGCAGTGGACATCTTAACACCCAGTTGAGTCTTCTTACCAGAGAAACCTTGTCCTAACTGCTGCCCTGCACGACCGCGCATTGCTGCCATCAATAGATTTTCGTACTCTAAATCAAATTGAATAATATCTGCAACCTGACCACCAATATCATTTACCTCACATAGAATGTAAGCATTATTATAGTTCTTCGCAACATCTACAATGATGTTTGGAAAAATGATGGGTTTGATTTCGTTGTTTCTATATCTAGCAACCATTTCATATGGTACTGTTGTAGTATCCATCACGCAGAATGCAGAATAGTCTTGACTTGTTCCACGTGCAACGTCAACAGTTATAATATAGTTGTGATCTTGTTCAGCACGTTTATAGATAGCGAGTCCTTTATTTTGTGTAATAGGATCTGTATATGGCATAGTCCTCAACTTACTGGGACTAATCAGTGTGTCAACAGATCCGAGAAACTCACATTCAAACTCAACTTTGAACTGTGCTTCTGATGTGTTCTTGATTGTCTGTTCTTTCCATGCAGCATCACGCCCAGGAACCTGAGACCAGTGAACCTCTGTTGGAACATATTCATTCTTACCTTTCTCTGCGTCATGCCACAGTTTGTAAAACATGTTCATCCCGTGTGGCGTAGAGATGATGATTACTTTTGTAGACTTACCAGAAGATACAGTAGGATAGACAGATGAAAAGAACTGATCAGCAATATGGTTCGGAACAAACGCGAACTCGTCCAGAAATATGACATTAAAAGACATGCCCCTGACGGCACTAGCGGAAGTAGATGCAGCCAGAATTTTACTGCCATTCTCCAGTTCCAATGATCCTCTGTTCCATTGGAGGATACCTTGCTGGAGCCACTTGGGGAGGTTTTCATAACTAAGTTGTAAGCGACCTAACATTTCACGAGCAGTCGCTGCTTTGTTTGCTAGGATTGCTACGTTGACATTTTGATTGAACAGAACATACCAAAGAAGATATGCAGTAACGATAGTAGACTTACCAGACTGACGAGGTAACTTAGCAATATTGAATCTATTATCATGAAAACTTTTTACCATGCCGACCTGAAAGTCATACATGGTAAAAGGAATAACACCCTCATCGAGAGAAACGATCTTGATATAGTTTAGGATAAAATATACAGGATCATCCGCACATTTAATATACTCCTGAACTTCTTCAGGAGAAAACTCCTGAGCAATGTTCGCTTTCTTTAGATTCGGATTACCAAGATATACGTCAGATACACTCATAATCAATAACGTTTAATTCCTTTAGTGCCAGTGGGAAATGTGGTTTCCATTGCCCAACATAACAGTAGGGTAAAACCAAAAACAAATAATGTGCTAATCATAGCATAGTCCCATGTTGTCTACGAATCTCTCTCAGCTCTTCAAAGTCTTTTTGCTTAGTGCCGCCATCGTATGCCCAAGCGTAACCTTCTGTTATCATTTGCTCATTGAGGGACAACTCTGCATCCCCGATGTATAACCATCCGAGTAAGCGACCATACTTGCCAACACCGCCCACAAGCTCAGTGCGAACAGTAAGCTCGTCATCACCGTTAATAGCGC